GAACAAGAATGCCAAGCTGACTATCGACCTGAAAGCTGTAGGTACAATGACCCTCGGAGACAACCTCAGTGGTGATGGTGTAGCTACTTACAATCAGCGTCAAGGTTTGGTGCCTGCTCAGAAGATCAACATGCGTGATCTTATCCCTACTGCTGTATCTCCCACTGGACTTTATGTAACCTATCGTGAGACTGGTACTGAAGGTTCTATCGGTGTTCAGTCTGAGGGTATTGCAAAAAGCCAAATTGATTATGATTTGACTGAAGTAAAGGTTGTATCTGACTACATCGCTGGCTTTGCTCGTTTCAGCAAGCAGATGATGTTCCAACTGCCTTTCTTGCAGAACACTTTGCAGAGAATGCTGCTCCGTGATTTCTACAAGAAGGAGAATGCTACCTTCTTCAGCACTGTATCTTTGGCTGCTACTGGTTCAACTACTACCTCTGCAACTGTTGATGCTGAGCAACTGGTTGACTGGATTGCTAACCAACTAGCTGCTAACTTCGATGCCTCTTTTGCTTTGGTATCTTACCAGCAGTGGGCTCGCTTGCTCAAGACTAAACCTAATGACTACTCTGTGCCTGGTGGTGTTGTTATCGACCCTTCTGGTAACGTGCGTATCGCTGGTGTGCCTGTAATTGGTGCTTCTTGGGTAACTGATGACAAGGCTCTGATTATCGACTCTAACTATGTAGAAAGAGTTGAGACTGAAGGTCTGCGTGTTGAGTTCTCTTATGAGGATAGCGACAACTTCCAAAAGAACTTGGTAACTGCTCGTGTTGAGTGCTTTGAGGACATTAACCTCCTCCGCACTGATGCTGTTATCTATGCTGACTTTGGTAATGTCTAATATAGGTGCTGTGGTTTGATGTGGTGGGGCCGGTTTCGGCTGGCCCCTTTTTTTAATAAATCTCTATGCTATACAATCTACTAATTGACTGGGAGGACCAGACCTCCGAATCGGGGTTGACTGAGCCCTTAACCGTTGCCGAGGTAAAAAACTATCTCAGGCTCGAGGGGTTTATTGATCAGTCCGAAAGTATCTCATCTGACTTTAACGATGATGATGCTTTGATAGCGGAGCTTATTCGGTCAGCTAGAGAAAGGATTGAGGAGTTTACTGGCCTGAGCTTAATACCTAAGACATGGGAGATTGAGTTCACAAATTTGGCTGGTAACTTTGAGATACCCTTTGGTCCGGTTAATACCATCTTGAATGTAAAAGATGATGAGGGGGATAGTATCAGCACAGATGATTTTGAGGTCTCTTTGAATAACAGGCTCTTAAAGACACCCAAGTATGAAAATATGACCATGCTCTACGAGGCTGGTTTTATCAACTTACCTAAAGGGTTAAAGGATGCCATGTATAAGGAGGTCGCTTACAGATACACTAATAGAGGGGATGAGAATGTGGATGGCATGAGCCGCGAGGCCATGAATCTGGCTTCAAGATACAAAACTACTAACTGGTTAGGATGATAGGTAACCTAAAGCCCATAAAGCTGCTAAAATATACCCAGACCATTGATGCCAATGGAGATGCTACCGAGTCGGTAGCTACAACCTACAAGATGTGGGCTGAGGTAGAGGATGGCGGTGGGTCAAGGAGTCAAGCGGATGGTCGGACAGAGATGTCAGATACTAAAACCTTTAGGCTGCCTTTTAGGGGGTACAATATCACCCCAGATTACAGAATTGAGTATTTTGGGCAAACTTATTCTATTAGCGGTGTTCGTAGGATAGGTGAGAAACGATTTTATTGGGAGGTAACTGCATTAGCAATTTTTGAGCTTGATTAAGGTTAATGTCATCGGGTTGGATGCGCTGAAAGGTCGCATTGCAACAGCTAGTAAAGAGGTAAAGACTGAGGTCGATGCTGAGTTACAAGCGGCAGCCATAGAGTTTGTAGGCCTAGCCAAAAGAGATTTAGCCAGTCAGGGGGGAGATAGAGGCACTTTGTTAAGGTCAATAACCCAAAGCAAAGTCGGAGACATGGTTTACGAGGTTTCTGCTAATACCTTTTATGCTCCATTTATCGAGTTTGGCACTAAGACCAAGTTCAACCCATACCCAGGGACCGAGGAGTATGCCAGCCAATTTAAGGGGGCAAAAGGATCAGGCACTTTGAAGCTCATTGATGCTATCAAAGGGTGGGTAACAAGAAAGGGGATTGCAAAGGGTAAAGAGGCAGACAGAGCAGCCTTTTTGATTGCTCGGTCTATTTACAAAAAGGGTATAAGCCCTAAGCCTTTTTTCTTTAAGCAGATACCCATAGTTAGAGAGAGATTGATAACGAATGTAACAAGAGTATTAGATGGCATTTAAGACTGCACTATACGACCTAAAGACAGAATGGTATCAGACCCTTAATGGGGTTATCTCTGTGCCAGTCTATAAGGATGCTGTGCCTTTGTCGCAAAATGGCAACTATGTACTAATAAGGTCAGAGGGTAGCACCCAGACAGACCTCAATAACTCTGCATTTTTTCAATCTGCTATTATTGTGGTGGATATTTTAACTAAATTCGCTACATTAGGAAATAGTAAGACTGCTTACGATATAGCCCAAGAGATTTACGATGAGATTATTCTTAGTCCTAATTCTTTTGGCATAACCATACCAGACCATCAGATAACACAAATCACCATACAATCAGAGACCGAACTTTACGAAGATGATGGCTCTGAAAAGACATTTAGGCTTTTACTCAGATATGAGCATATTCTTAATCAAAATTAAATAAAAACAAATGGCAGATGCTACAACAATCTCCGGCAGTGTGATGTTTATCGAATATTCAGACAGCCCGAGTAGTGCAAGAAAGTCGGCTGTGTGCCAGAGTGAGGGATCATTCGATGGCAGCCGCAACGTAGTTAGTGATGAGACTAACTGTGGAACTTTAAAAGTATTAGGACCTCAGAACAACCGTTTCACCTTGAATGCGGTAGTTGACACAGTTCCTGATGCTAACGAGGCTTCGTTCAATGATTTCCAAACTCTGTATGCCAACAACACTAAAAAGTATTGGCATTTGACAGATTCAGCCGAGACTATCTATCATGGTGGCTACGGTTGGATTTCAGCTCTTGGTCAGCAGAATGTTAGCGGTCAGACTGCTAAATTCACAATGACCATCGAGATTGAGGGAGACATTGATACAGAACCAGCAAGCTAATAACACATGAAACAAATCACACACACAATCGGAGGTAAAGAGGTTACATTGGATGTCGGTAAGATGTGGTTCTCAAAGTTCTACGGCGAGGCTACATCTTCTGACCCTCTGTTAATGTCTGAGCTTCTAAGTAAGCCCGACAAGCAATTTGATTTTATCTGCGGCCTCGTTTATGGTGGGTTGAACTGCTATAACAAGGTCAATGGCATTAAGGAGTTTATCTCTATTGAGCAGGTCCAAGACTGGGTCGGTGCAATGGATGAAACCGATGCTGCCAGTCTTATCAATAAGTTTGTAGAGGCTAATAAACCTAAAGACCAGGGGGAAGCCCCAACCCAAGTGGCAAATCCTTAACTTGGGATGAGATGAGGTCGGAGGCCTTTGGTCAGATTGGCCTGCTTCCGGTTGACTTTTACGGTTTGGAGGTCGATGAGTACCTTTTGCTAAGAAAAGGGTATATCGAAAAGGTAAAGACAGAGTCTATCCTATTGAGGTTTCAGACAGCCTTAATATGCGAGGCTCTGATAGGTAAAGGGAATGGGGCTAGGTTTGTCATGGATAGCTGGCAGCTTGAATCTAAGACAGATTTAGATCAAGAGCAAATCAGGGCACTACTAAAAGCCAAGAAAGAGAAAGAGGCCTTAAAACGGCTTAAAACAAAGCAGAATGGCTGAGATGCAAATAAAGATAGCGGCTGATGTCAGTAGTGCGGTTAGCGGTTTAGATAAACTAAACAAGGAGCTAGACCAGACTGCTAAAGATGCTGTCCAGTTAGGCAATGCGGTCGATAATGCTGGTCAAAAGATTAGGACCTTACCGAATGTAACAGGCCAAGCTACATCTACTTTAACTAACTTTAGCCGAGTGGTGCAAGATGCGCCATTTGGTCTTATTGGTATAGCCAATAACATTGACCCTTTAATTAGTTCATTTCAGCAACTAAAAGCCACTACTGGAACTACCGGAGGGGCTTTAAAGGCTTTATTAAGTCAGTTAGCTGGTCCTGCAGGTATTGCATTAGCGGTTTCTACCGTTACATCATTACTCATTGCATTTGGGGATAGGTTATTTAGCTCTAGTCAATCTGCAAAGCAATTGGCCGAGCAAAGTAAGAAAGTAGCCGATGAGCAAAGGGCTATATTTGAGGGCATAGCCAGAGAAAGGGTAGAGATTGATAAGTTAATCATTGCCCTAAATTCAGAGAATACAACAAGGGGTCAAAAAGAGGGGATTCTTAAAAAACTCAGAGCTATTAACCCTCAGTATTTTGGCGACCTTAAAAACGAAGAAAATCTAGTTAATGCGCTTAGCTTAGCCTATCAAAAATATACGGCCAGCTTGGTGGCAAGGTCTGAGGTCGCTATTTTGACCAAAGAGCTTGAGGACATTACTACTGAAATACTAAAGCTAGAGAAAGCTGGTGCCACTACTCAGGTTATTGATTTAGGACTTAAAAGAGGCTTAGATGGCAGAATACAAGCTGCTAGGTTATTAACCAAAGAGGAACGCACACAACTTGACTTAAATACTCAGCTATCCGCACAATTAAGAGAAAGGGATAGAATCTTATCTCAGATTGTAACTAAACAAGTTGGCATCGAGTTACCTACACCTACTGGTGGAACTGCTGATATTCAATTTGATTTTCGGTTAATACCTGGCATTAGCAATCTTAGCGAATTTGAGGCTAAGTTAGCTGGGCCAATTGGCGGTTTATTGCCGGACTTACAAAAGGCAATAAAGAATATACAGACAGACCCTAAAGATGTAAAAATACCCATCAAGCCTAATTTAGTGGCTACTGATGCGGATCAGGCTGTTTCGGAGTTTGCTAGTAACTTATCGCAAGCATTGCAAAATGCTTTACAGCAAGGTTTAGAGGGTATCGGTGAAAGTTTAGGTAACCTTTTATCGGGTGAGAACTTTGGTGAGGGCATATTGAATGTAATCAGCTCCCTACTTAGTGCAATAGGTAAGGCTTTGATAGCTTATGGTATTGCAAAGGATGGAATCGACAAAATATTGGGTGCTGGTGGTATTTTGATACCCGGTACAGCAGCCATCGGATTAGGTATCGCCACAATAGCTGCCTCGCAATTACTAAAGAATTTTGGAGGCGCAAGGGCAGAAGGTGGACCAGTCAGCGGCAATAAAACATACTTAGTGGGTGAAAGAGGCCCAGAGTTATTTGTGCCCAATGTCGCTGGCACTATTGTACCTAATGATGAGCTGCCTAGCTTTGGTCAAGGATTGGCCTCTATGCTAGGTGGTAGGTCAGGCGGTGGTACAACATTAAGAGGACAAGATATTATTTTGGCTTATGCCAGAACACAAAGAAGTCAATTAAGAGTAAATGGCTAATTTTTATCTAGGTAGTTTTGTTAATACGCAAGTAGATTATTCGGACAATAGCCCGAATGAGCAGACTATTTATATCAAGATTACAAATACTGCTGAAAATGATTTAACAGAGGTAGAGCTCGAGACAGCCGATGCCCCTGTCGTATTTCAAACCGTTGACAACTCAGAAGATAAATTTACCGTCATTAAGAGTAAAAGTTGCCGACTAAGGGTTTTTACTAATGATGATGTCAATGCCATGACCTTCGCTGGTGGTGGCGATAATCAATATAAAGTAGAGATTGCGGTCGGTACAGACACAGAGATAGTGTTTACTGGCTGGCTTTCTATATCGGACTTGGGGCAGACCTTTCAGCCTGATCCCAATGTCTTAGAGCTAATAGCCACAGATGGCATAGCATTTTTGAGAGATTTACCTTTAACAGATGACGAGGGCAGATACTTAACTGGTCCGCATCCGTTGATAAAATATATTAGCTGGTGCTTAGAAAAGACCGGGCTGCAACTGCCTATTTGGGTGGAAATGAATTTACTAGAGGTCTCGGCTACATACGATGTGCCAGCAGACCATTTTTACAATATGCTTTACCTTAATGCTCAGACCTTTGAGACGAGCATAGGTGAGCTTGAAAATTGCTATTCGGTACTTGAAAAGCTACTAAAGGAGTTTTGCGATATAAGCCAGCAAAAGAATGTGTGGTTTATCCGTTCAACCGATGAGGCTGGGTATGCGATAAAAAGGGTTTGTAAGTTCGATTATACAGGCGAGCCAATAGCTTATGATGCGCCCTTTCTGGTCAAAGATATAGGGGCTGAGTATGACATGGCCTTTATGAACGATGATGCCAGGTTAAGCCTCCAAAGGCCCTATAAAGCGGTCCATCATACCTTTGACTACAACTATCCGGCCGAGATTGTGCAAAATATAGATTTTGAGAGGGGTGAGGTCGTTTCTGCCCCTGATCCTACTGCCCCAACCTCTACCGGGGTTTATCGACCCGAGGGATGGGTATTGGCTAGGGCTGGGGATGGCACAGGTGGGGTCTGGTTGGACCTTTATCAACAAGCCGGAGCCAGAGGGGAGCTGATTAAGGAGTTTGAGTACGGCTACGAGAAAGAGAGATATTTTGTAGTCGAGCATGAAGACGTACCTGGTACTGACTTTTTGCATTATCTAAAATCTACACCATTTTATGTTCAAAAAGGTGATAAGCTGCAAATCTCTGTTGATGTCGGGCAAGACACAAATTTAGGTTTTATTAATCCTGTTCATGTTTGGTTGGAAGCAGATACTGAATACTTTACATGGTATTATGATGCGACAAACCCAAGCTCTATTATTAATGAATGGGTAAGCAAGCCAAAGCCTTTAACTGCTGCGATTGCAGACAACCCTTTTACGCAACAATGGCGATTAAGCATGGATGGTTCTCTTGATCCAACAGATGAACTACCAAAATATACAAATATCAGTTCAGAATTAGAAGTCCCAGCAGATGGGCGCATCTGGATTCGATTAACCGTTAATGCTAACATAACAGCTCCATTTTACTATAATAATCTAAGCATAAACCTAACCCCTCGGGTAAATGGCTCTTATGCTAAATATAAAGGGCAACAGCATATCTCCGAGCAGCAAGTCGATAACATGGCTGTCAGAGAGGAAACGGTTTTCATGTCCGATGCTCCCAGAATCGAAATGAAAGGGGCTTTGCTTTTGACAGAATTAGGGGAAACCTTATACAATGGCAATGCAGTCTTTGCGGCAGGAAATGGGGTTAACTTAGATGGTTTTTATACACCTTTCTTTAACATCAACGACTATGTAGATGTTAGCTTTACAAGTCTAAACAATGGTAAGTATAGGATAGTGGCGGTGGAATACTCGCTTATCCCTAATAAGACCATCTTAACCTTTGCTGAGCCTACACAAAGCGAAACGGTAGGAGCAGCACAATTAAAAGCCTATGACTATACTTTATCTGGCAACTTTTACGACTCAATAGAGTTCCAGGGTAGCCCTCCCCAAGAGGATCAGCTGCCTTATGGACAGCATCAGAACCAAGCGGTCTGGAATCAATACAACCGAGTCTTTACAGCTTTTGAGGCTACTGTGGATGGATTAGACACAGACAAGACTTATGATGGCGAACCAGATTTGCCAGATTTGTTACATTTGTATAGACAGAAAGATGCACACCCAGCTACCACAAACAAAGGCTTTAAGCTGCTACATTATGAGCAGGATGCCGATAACTGCGAATGGGGTCTTTATATGATTGAGGTGGTCGATTCGACTATCCCAAAAACATATACTGGTCATTCGTTCAAATATATACAAGAATGAACG